GCCCAGAATATTGCGCAGGAAGATCTTGCGTTACCATTCTTAAAAATTTTGGGACAACTATCTCCAGAGGTAAACAAAAGAGATGGTAAGTATGTCGAGGGCGCAGAGCCAGGCAAAATAATCAACACTGTAACTAATGCATTGTACGACAAAATTTCTGTTGTACCATGTCATTACAAACGACAGTACATTGAATGGCAAGACAGAGGTACCAGCAGTGGTGCACCTGTAGCAATTCACGAGGCAGATAGTGATATCATTAGCCAAACAACTAGAGGTAAAGATTACAAAGATAGATTACCAAATGGTAATTATCTTGATAATACAGCTAGTCATTTTGTACTTGTTGTTGGTGATAATCCAGAGACAGCTTTGATTTCTATGAAGTCTACTCAACTTAAAGTTAGTAGAAAGTGGAACTCAATGATGATGGGTTTAAAGATGCAGGGTAAAAATGGTTTGTTTACTCCGCCAACTTACAGCCACATTTATAATCTATCTACTGTTCAGATGTCTAATGACAAAGGAACATGGTTTGGTTGGGATGTAGCGAAGGTAGGACCAGTCACAGATAAACCTATCTATGACATGGCAAAATCTTTTGCTGAATCTGTAGGTAAAGGTGAGATACAAGCTAAACCTGAAGTTCAAGAAGAAACTAAAAAATCTTTGAATTTATAGAATCCTAGGTAGTGGGCGTCGAAGCGAGAGTGGAAACGCCCACTTTTAATTTATGAATGATAAGATAAATAAAGCTCCGGTTACGTATGAGGATTGGATAGATCTGGGACGGGTGATCATACCCTGCGATACAAAGCAGGCTGTGGTCGAAAAATGGTCTGACCCGGATTTTAAGATTACGAAAGAAGAATGGAGAATAGAACACACAACAAAACAAATAGGACTACGATTAGATCAATACATAGATTTTGATATTGATAATCCTGTTGTTAAAAGATTTGTAGGAGACCACATAAAATCTTGTGGTGCAATATTTGGCAGAAGAAATAATCCATCAAGTCATTATCTTTGGTCTGGCACATCAGACTATAAAAAATTTTCACTACCAAAAGAATTAGAAAACTATTATAAAAACTATGGTCATGGTGCTACGTTATGTGAAATAAGACATGGTGCAAACAAATATACTTTAGTTCCAGAAACAAAATATCATACAACAAATGAAATAGTTAAATGGGTTAAGTATGAAGGTATAGATGAATATCCAGGTAATTTAAAAGTAGATTTAGGCAAGATAGCACTAGCATCTGCGTTGTGTATTACTTATGCAGGAACAGGACAAAGAGATGATTATTGTACTGCAATTGCAGGTGTATTGTTAAAACATACAGAATGGAATGTAGATGACATAGATGATTTTATTTACAAAGTCGCTGTTGCAGCAAAAGATGAAGAGAATGAAAAAAGAAAAAGAAAAGGCACAACACACAAAAAAGCAAATAGAAAATTTGGTATGCCTAAACTTGCAGAGATAATAGGTTGTTCAACAAAAACAATTGCAACTATCTTTAGTTGGATTGGTGTACAAGAAGCAACAAGTGAAGAAGCAAAACAATCAATAGGACAGATAATAGAATATGGTAGTGACAGATATTTTGTAAAGATTAATGCAGTAGTACAAGGTGAGGCAGTAGAAAAAACAATTACTGTTGATGGTCCTACACTTAGAAATAAAAAATTATTTTATGATGCAGTAATTAGTAAAGCATCTGTGTGGATTCCAGAAATGAAACCTGCTGACTTTGAAGAGATCATGCGTAGAAAGTATGAAGCAAGAGAAAAATCAAAAGATTATGTTGAAGATGCAGAAGAAGATTTAAGATTTGTAAAACATTTTAAAAACTACATCGCAGAAGAAAAAGCATACACAAATAAAAAAGAATTAGCAAACTTTGGTTTACCTTATTTTAATCAACAAAAAAATATCTTAGAATTTAATTTAGATAAATTTGAAGATTACTTACACAGGCAAAAAGTAAATCTATCACGAGTAGATTTAGTTATTAAATGTCAGAATATTTTAAAAGCTAAAAAGAATCATGGTAGGTTTGATGGTAAGTCATGTGTATCGTGGCGTATGTTAAATCAAACAGTTGATATAGACGATTTAATTATTGAAGGAGAATACAAGGAGATTACAAATGAGTAAGCTTCAGTTTATGGTAGGACCACCAGGTACAGGTAAAACTTCTACATTCATAACCAGTAAGTATACTGAGTTGTTAAAAAGTTTTGATTATAAAAGAATAATAGTTTTATCACATACAAACGTTGCAGCTGATGAAATTAAAGATGAGATATTAAAACTACCAGAGATGCAGGGTGTTACTAAAAAATCATTAGAACATAACATTTGCACAATACATCACTATTGTAAAAACAAAGCAACAATCGGTGAGCAGGTTCTTGACTACGACGATTATAAAAATCTATGTAGAATAGATTCTATATTTCAAAGACACAAGGTTACGCAATCACAATTTGATAATAGAGAACATGGTTATTTTAAATTTGTTAGAGAGGCTTATGGATTTAACAGATCTCTTAAAGAACATTGGAAAAAGTCTGATAAGAAATATAATACGTACTCTATAACTGACATAGAAAATATGGTGCCTATTGTAGAAGCATATAATAAACAAAATGGTAAATTAGATTTTCACGATATGATTAAACGTTTTATAGATAAGGCAGTAGAGCCGGACATAGATGCTTTGATAGTAGATGAGGCACAAGATAGTAACAAGACACAAAAGATAGCACTAGATAAAATAGCAACCAATGCAAAAGAATATTGGTTTGTAGGAGATCCGGATCAAACTATATTTGAATGGGCAGGTGCAGACGCACATGAATTTTATACATTATCAAAAGGTGCACAAGAATTAGAACAAGGACACAGATGTAGTAAGACAATAAATAATTTATGTAAAAGAATTATAGCTCCCATATGGCAACACTATGGCACCCACAGAGTGTGGAAAGCTACAGATATAATAGGTAATCATTACCACCTACCTAATCTACAAAAAAATTGTAGTGCTATGGAAACTTTATTAGATAAAATAAAAAATACTAAAGAGACTTTTCTATTTACTTATCGTCAAAAACCATCAGATGCATGGGTCAAAAAATTTTTTAAACAACACGGAATAGAGTTTGCACATGTAGGAAACACGGCCCACGTACCAAAGAAAGAATTAAAGTGTCATAAATTGTGGCCAGATTTTTGTAAGGGTGCATCAATGTCACTTAGACAGATAAAAGATTTTTGGAGTTATATGGGTAGTAAAGTAATAGTTCATGGCAGAGGAGATGAGACTTTTGAAGAGTGGGTAGATAGAGAATACACAATAGATTATTTAATATATCACAAGTATTTAAAAGAGAATGCATGTTATCAAAGAGACTTTGCAATGATAAGAACTAAAACAGAAGAGGACAGAATACTTTACATAAATAAAATTTTACGAAACGGATGTGATTTAGATGGAGACATCAGAGTTAAATATGCAAACATCCATACTGTAAAAGGTTTAACTTTTGACAACGTAATTGTTGATGACACAAGATTTAGACCAGAAGATTATTTTAGTCAGCTAAGACTAAAATATGTAGCATACAGTCGAGGTAAGTTTGACTGTTGGACAATAGCATCACAAGACAAATACAAATTAGGAGTAAGATGAAATCTAAAGTAATAAAAAATATACCAAAAAAAAATATGGTAGTTATGAAAAAGAAAAGTGTTTGGGATAAGCAGCATGGCGGAAGTCACTATCAAAAGTATGTCATTCAACCCAGTAAGTTTGTAGTAGAGAATAAATTGCTATATCCTGAAGGTTGTGCTATAAAATATATAATAAGACATCGTGACAAGGGAAAGAAACAAGATTTATTGAAAGCAATACATTTTATAGAAATGATAATAGAGAGGGATTATAATGTGTAATACACCAGAAGATTTAGATCTAAAAGGTATAGATACAGTTGCAGTTGACATAGAAACTTATGATCCTAATCTTAAAACAAAAGGCTTAGGTGCTATAAGAAACGATGGTTTTATTTGTGGTATAGCTGTTGCAACAGAAAAAGATACTGCATACTTTCCTCTTCAACACTCCGATACTAACATAGATCCTGAAAGAATAAATAAAATATGGGACATTCTTAATGAGAAGATTTTTCAAAACGAAAACATTACTAAAGTATTTCACAATGCAATGTACGATGTATGTTGGATTAGATCAGTAACAGGTAAAGTAATGAAAGGTAAAATAGTTGACACCATGATAGCAGCGTCTGTAATTGATGAAAATAGATTTAAATATTCACTCGATGCATTATCAAAAGATTATCTTAATGAAGAGAAATACAAATATGATTTACAACAAAAAACATTAGAATGGTCTGGTGGTACAGTTAAGGACCCAATGACTAACATGCATAAGTTACCTGCATCCATTGTAAAAGATTATGCAAAGCAAGATGTAGACTTAACTTTTAAATTATGGAATTTATTTAATAAAAAAATTGACGAAGTATTATACACAAAAGACGACGGAGAGCAAAAAACTTGTAGACAAATATTTGAATTAGAAACAAAATTATTTTTATGTTTAGTTGACATGAAATTTAAAGGCGTTAGAATTGATGTCGAAAAAGCTACAGCATTTGGTAAGCATTTAAAAAAGAGAAAAGATCAAATTTTAAAAGCAATAGAAAGTATTACAACAATCAAGGTTGATATCTGGGCAGCCGCATCTATAAAAAATTTATTAGATCATCTGTGTATAAAAGATTACAAGGTCACTCCTAAATCTAAGATGCCACAATTACCAAAAGATTATTTAAAAACTCACAACAACAAATGTTTACGTATGATTGCAAAAGCAAGAGAATACGACAAAGCAGTAAATACTTTTATCGATGGGTTACTTGGATATGTGCATAAAGGCAGAATACATGCAGATATAAATCAAATTAGATCAGATTCGGGCGGCACAGTTACGGGTAGGTTTTCTATGAGTAACCCTAACCTACAGCAGATTCCATCGAAAGGTTATATCGGTAAAAAGATGAGAGAACTATTTATACCTGATGAAGGTTATAAATGGGGTAGCTTTGATTACTCACAGCAAGAGCCACGTATTGTAGTGCATTATGCTATAAAACTAGGTCTACCAGGCACAGAGACGCTGCAAGAAGAATTTGACAAGGATGATGCTGATTTCCATCAAATAGTCGCTGAGATGGCTAATATCTCCAGGAAACAGGCAAAAACAATCAACCTAGGTCTTTTCTATGGCATGGGTAAGATAAAATTACAGAAAGAATTAGGTCTTGATCAATCAAAAGCAAGAGCACTATTTAATGAATATCATAGCAGGGTGCCTTTTGTTAGAGACTTATCTCAACAGCTAATACAATTTGCAAAAGAGAACAGGTTATTATTTACATTACATGATAGATTCTGCAGGTTTGATAAGTGGGAGACAACAAATAAACAATGGAATCCTGAGATAAATAGATTTAATGAAGTGCCTTTGTATACTGAAGCGCAGGCACGAGAAGCATTTAAAGGTGAGATGTTAGATAAATTTAAAGAAAATAAAATAGATCCAAACTACATGGATTACTTTGAGAGATACTATACACCGGCGTTCACTTACAAAGCTTTGAATAGATTGATACAAGGGTCCGCTGCAGATATGACAAAGAAGGCCATGGTAGATCTTTATGAAAAAGGTATAATACCTCACATACAAATTCACGATGAACTTTGTTTTTCGACCACGGACCACGAATCAAAAATGATTAAAGAAACTATGGAACAAACCATACCACTCGAGGTTAAGAACAAAGTCGACTATGAATCTGGCCCAAATTGGGGTACAATTAAATGAGGATAAATTATGGCATATTTAAACGCAAACATACCACCAATCTATGCACAGATAAGAAGGGAATATTTATATGATTGCAAAAAACATCATGGAGAAGTTGAAGACTGTATTGTCTTTGGTCTTAGCTCTATTACAGGTCGCAGTATTTTATTTCATGCTATTATGGAAAATGGTGCAGTCTTTTATCGTCTCCCAATTACGGCTTTTATTCAACGTGATTATGACCCCAGAACTGTTCCCACCAAAAGACTTGATGAACTGGAGCTTTGGAATTCTTTTAGTTATTATCCTGCTGTTAATTGTTGGGATATTTTAAGCGACCAACACGGAAAATATATAGGTAAAGATAAAAAATGGCACGAAGGTAAATATTTATTTACCGTTGACTGGGCACACCCAGATGCTAATATACTTGACACGGAACATTCCGA